CCGCCTGTATTACCTGACTGTGCCTGTAAAAAATAACCATTAGTCGGAGCATTACTAACTTTTAAATTAGCTTCATCTACAACATTATCTGTAATTTCAGTTGCACCATCACCAGTTGATGTGACTTCTCCTGAGTGGTTGGGATGTGTGTAACTCCCACCACCACCTCCCCCACCTGATCCAATTTCTACAACATTATTTGAATCGTTTAACGTAAATAAACCGCCGTCCGTCGTATTAACTAATAACTCAGCCGTACTGGAAAAATCAGAAGCACTTGGATTACTGGTTCCTCTTTTGTGCCTGATAACATTAGCCATTAATAAGTGCCTCCATCAATATTCAACCCAGATGTTCCGCCATCTTCGAGAAATGTCACAAGATCAGATAAAGCAACTTGAACCATCGTACCGTTATCATTTACAACGATCCGATCAGCAGTAGCCAGAGTTGTTGAAGTCGCTGAAGTTCCACCATCACAACATGTATTTAATTCGGTAGTAGTGACAGTTGCACCATCAAGAATTTCTACCTCTGTCGCAGTAAGCAAAGCCAATGCTGCCGCAGCTCCAGTTTGACAACTTGCTAAAGATGCCAAGTCAGCGTCATAAGCTTGAACATTTGTTCCAATAGCTAAACCAAGAGCAGTCCTGGCATCACTAGCTGAAGTTGACCCTGTACCTCCATCTCCTACTGCAAGTGTTCCTGTAACTGAACTTGCACCTAAATCAACTGCGAGTTCTGTAGATTCAATTACCAAACCGCCGTTCGCCTTGAGATCGACAGAGAAAGTGTTTCCAGTCTTGTCTAGGCCATCTCCTGCACTGAGTGTTCCCGATCCACTGAACTGAGTAAAAGCTAAATTATTTGTTCCAACAACTGCACTTCCCTTGTTTGAAGAACAAACAAAACCGACATCTGAGTAAGTTGAGCCTTGCTCTACAAATGTAAAAGCACCAGCAGCATCACCACTCGCTGCCATGTCATCTGCTCTTGCCCATGAACCAGCCTTGCAAAGATAAATTCCATTTTGACTGGCTGTACTTTGATCTTTTACAAGTACCCTTTCATCAGCACTAATCGCAACACCATCAATTGTTTGAGTGCCTGATAAGGTGATATTTGCTGTAGTTGCGATCTTAACTGAATCTTTAACATCAAGACCTTCTGAAGTACTGTCTACATACCCCTTGGTTGCGAAATGATTATCAGCAGTTGGGGTAACTCCTGCAACAACAGCAGTAGCAGAAGCTAATTGATCTAATCTGCTAGTCCTAACTTGTGTATCAAAATCACTAACTTTTGATGCCGTTATTGTTGGAATATCAGCCGCCACAAGTGATCTGAATGTTGGGGCAGCATCAGAACCAGTTGTAGGCCCACTAAGAATAGTATTAGCAGTTCTCGTATCAGTTTTATTAAAGAACGCTCCTGATCCGCCTATCGCAATAACTGATGAAGCCTCACCTGAACCATTATCCCCAAGACCGTAATACAGTTTTAAATCACCTGTATTTTCATTAAAAGCTAACTCTGAAGGAGCCAAACTTGACGGCGCACCAGCGTTGCCACTAGCTGCTCTTTTTTTGATGCGAATTACGTTAGCCATGATTAAAAGTCTCCTCCAAAGACTAAAGTGCTAGTAGTCCAAGTGTTATCAGCTTTGAATTTACCTGCTGTTGAATCATAATAAACAACACTTTTATTTACTTTAGCGGAACCATCGAAATCAAACCCTGATACTGGTGGGCCTTGTGGACCTGTTTGGCCTTGTGGACCTGTTATACCTTGTGGGCCTTGCGTTATTACTTCGACAGTTTGTGTGGCTCCTTGTTGAACCGTAACAACATTAGTAGTTTCGTTAACCTCAACTGTGTTCTCTGTCTTTGTGATGTTAACCGTGGTCATGCGGTGTAACCCTCATTCATAGTAATAGTACCTTCTACCCAATATTCTTTATCTCCTGAGCCATTCGTTAATAACACATCATATTTATATTCATTCCTAGTCATTGAAGTTGTTTGCGTATCAGTTACCTTCCAAGTAAATAAACCACCTGTTGCATTTGTGATAGTAAGAGCAGCATCAGCAGCTTTACGACTTCGATTCGCATCCCAAATTTGACTTTGAATCGTATAACCTGTCAAGTTCACAGCCGCATTATTAGAATCTTTCAACTCAAAATTAATACTATGATCAGACCTTCTTTGTATGGTCATATTATAAGTGCCAGGTGTTATTGCCATTTCTTTTGATTACTTATTATTAGTTTAACATTAAAATTATCAAGGACAATTTAGAACGGATTACTAAATTGCATCACTTTCTTTTCTTCGTTCTTCTGCTGTGCAGGACTTAATGGGCCAGTAGGCAGCGCAGGGCCAGATAAACCAGGAATCTTAATAGCACCCATTACTTTTTCCATTGCTTTATCTTGAAGCATCTTCTGATTCGCAGGGTTAGTAACCCAAAGATAACCAAACACCCCGCCACCAGTTATGCCCAAAACGAGCAAAAACGAAATCGCTGAAATAGTGTTAAAAATACGTTGCATAATTAAGAAGCAGTAGGGCCAGCAGTCCAAGTCTCAGTAGGAGCTTTTAACTTCGCTACATTCTCTTTGATTGCATTTTCTATCTCAGTTATTTTTTCAGAACCAAGTTTAGATTTAACAGCTTCAACTAGAACTGTATCTCCTGTCCCTAAAAAGGTTGAATAGTCTTGCATGTCTGAATCAGCAGGACGATCCAACTTGATTACATTGAAAATCGAGTCATTAAACTCACCATCAACACCAGAGACACGGTAAGAAACTTGTTTAATAAATTTCTTACCCGCAGTATCATGTAGATGAGAATCTACAGACCAAGTAATAGTTGAAGCCATTAATTTTTACTCAGGAGCAACTTCGCAAGCAGGCTCGTCAGCAGGAGGACTGACCACCTTATTAAGTGCTTCAATTTCCCCTTGCTTACGCAATAATTGTTGCATCAATTCATTTTGAGACTGAACACCTGCATTGTATTTATCTGCGAGTGCTTTTCCTTCTGCTTGAGTTGTAGCAAGAAGTTCTTCTGGGGTAGGCATAAAGATAAGTAATTACTTTAAAAGTGTAGCCCTAAATAGGCTTTTGTAAAACTTCGGGTTTACTCAGGCATACCATCATCTGCACTAGGAGTAACAGTTGGAGCAGCAGCATAAGAAGTATCTTTACTTGCAACTTCTGTTTCAGTTGCTTTTTCGTTGTGCTTATCAATAGAAGATTGAACAAAACCTTCTAGCTTCTTAACTTTGTAATCAGTCCATCCAGCCTTTACCCAGTCAACAATAGTTGCTTCACCTTCTGCTTTCTTAAGATCGTCAAGTGACTTAAAGTCAGATCCAACACCTGCCTTGTTACCAGGGAAAACGCAATGACAAGTAGTTGCTTTTGTCACAGATCCTTCCGTGCCAAAGATCTCTACTGTTGCTTCCTTGATATAGTTATCATCATTTGGATCGGTTTTAAGGCTTTTCACCTTATATACAAAAGTCGTTGCCATTGATCTGCTGTTTTTTCTTAGTATATCTTATTTGATTAAAATGGTTTTTTCAAGCTGCTTCCAATGCAGACACTTTCGTTTTTAATGTCTCTACTTCTGCGGATAATTCTTGTACTGCTTTGATTAACGGTGCAATAAATTCGTTGTACCTAAGACCATAAGAGGTAAAGGCCGCTTTTTTAACATCACCTATATCTTTGCCTTCAGGTATTTTTCCGTCTTCCTTATCTAGTTTGTTATATACTTCATCAGGATTTTCTGTTTTAATAAAACCAGCAAAATCAGTTGTAGGTTTACTTATATCAGATAATAATGTTTCTACATCCTGAGCAATAAGACCATAATGTGTTCTAGTTTTATTGTTAAATTTATAAGATACAGGTTTTAATTTATTTACAAAAGATAAACCTAAATCAGTATCTACAATTGTATTCTTTTCATTTCTATCTGAAGTGTTAACAGTTCCACTTGTTGCATAAATATCATCTAATCGTTTAGAAGAATTACCTAAATCTACAAAGTTATCACTAGCAGGGATAATGTGTCGGTGAACATAAATTTCATCTTTTATGGCCATTCTTGTATCACCTTCATTTTTAAAAACATGGTAATCATTTTCATTACCTACCATGTAATAAATATCTCCATTCGTTGGTACATTAATTTCTAAACGATCACCCCAAGAAGGTGTGTGCCAATCTATTGTGGCATCAGGAGTAGTCTCAGTATTACCAAATTTGATCGGTTTATCATCACCCAAAACAAATGCTGCATTTGCCACAATCGACAACGCCGAGAGACTCATAAATGTCACGTTGGAAGTTGTACTTAAATGCTGTCCATCACAAGTATCAGAATCAAGTCCTGAACCACTGCCGTCATTACCAGCGTGCCACATTGTATTTCCACCACTGGTAGCTAATGCGTCACCACCCCTTACCTTAAAATCAGTTCCATTTGAACCGTAAACTTGAAGTAAATAGCCACCCGTCGAACACGAATCATTTCTTATATGCACCCCATGACTACCATGAGCCATATAAACCGAATTATTTGTACCAGTACTGTTAAAAAATCTGTACGCCCAACTAGAATTATTATTTGTCAATTGCCACGGGCCACCAATAACAGAGTCGCTTGTATCTGATCTTAATAATGTGCCGTAATCAGAAGCCCCCGCTATTGTTCCACCTATAAAGTTTCCAGAGCCGTTAATACCTTTAGACGTACCATCAACAAAGAAACCAGCATCAGCCCTTATGTATCTTGGTGTATAAATATTGTTTCCTGTACTTTGGTTGATTCTTATCCAAGAATTATCGTGACAACCAATCTCACCTACTCTTGTGGTTCCGTTATAGAAAATAATATGATCTGAAACATTATTATCGGTTTTCTTTAGTAATAGTCTTGCTCCACCAGAAGAATGGTAATCACCTGAGACATGAAGCTCCGTATTTACTTTTACATTTCCATTTCCATTAGTTTCAAGACCATTATTAATTGACATCAAGATCGTTTCACTGTTGTAGTCAGGAGTAAATCTCAAACCTCCATAACTCTGGCTGCCGCAACCAATCTTTATTCCTGTATGGTAGTTAATACATAGATCAGGATATGGAGAACTCCAACCACCACCTTCTTGGAAAATCGCATATGCATGACTGCTACGAGTATGATTAGAATTACTACCTGAACCAAAATTTATTAAGTAATTGGAATTGTGAGATTTTCGGACAAGACTATCCAACTGAACCCCATCTACAGTATCCGCATCTAAACCACTACCAGAACCGTCATTTTGTTGGTTCCAAACCGTATAATCAGTACCACTAATTCTTAATTGGAGTTGACCATCTATTGCTTTCTTAAGATCCCAACCACCCCAGTTAGCATTTAAGAAGCCGTAAGTAGTGCCACCACCATAAAGTTGCCAAAGGAAATCGCCATCAGAAGCGTGCATGGCAAGACCATTTGCACCAGAACTTCCTCCGTTGAACCTGAAATTAGCGTTTGAATTTTGCCATCCAGTTGTTCCAGCATTGTTATAAGAACCAAGTAATCTATTAGCCTGCACACCATCCAAAGTATCCGCATCAAGCCCACTGCCAGATCCATCGTTGTAAGCGTTCCACATTTTGTAATATGTAGAATTATCAGGGCTAAATTTAATATCATCTTGGATTCTTAAATTAGAACTATCCTCTTGATTCATCAATCTAAGATAACCATCCGAGTGCCATTGAACTAATGCTTTATCTGTATTACCTTCTCTAAATCTTATATAAGGATTATTTGAACCACGAAGAAGTAATCTACCATCATCCATACCACTTGCAGTACCGATAACAACTGGATATGCACCACTATCTGAAAAAGTAATATCTCCAGAAGCCGTATCAGAAGCATCCGATCTTAAGAACTGGGTCGAATCCAATCCATCAAAAGTTGTAGCGTCTCCTGCCGTAACAGCAGCCCAAGTTCCATCTCCTCTTAGGTAAACAGAAGAACTCGCTGTACCACTTCCAAGTCTTGCTGTTGAAACCGTTCCAGCGTTTAGGTTGGAAGCATTTCGGTAGTAAGAACCTTCTTGTCCATCTAAAAGATCAGCATTTAACCCACTGCCAGAGCCGTCGTTTCCTGCGTGCCAAACAGCATGAAAAGTTGTTCCGTCTAAGGTGAAAGTTATCGCATCTTTAATTCTTAGACCCGAACCATCTTCTTGATTTCTTAAATCAAAATAACCAGAACTATGCCACTGGATATAAGCTTTGTCGGTTGAACCTTCTCTCCACCTTATATAAGGATTAGTTGCACCTTGAAGAACGATTTTACCGTTAGCTGAACCATTGATATTTAAGGGATAACCTGAGCTAGTTGTAAGAGTTAAAACCCCTGTCGATGTATCATTAGCATCCGATCTTAAGAAGCTTCCGCTATCAATAGAATCAAGAGTTGTTGCGTTGACGTTGGTTAAGTTTGCACCGCTAATTGCTGGAAGTGTTGATGGGAAACGAGCATCTGGTAATGTTCCAGAAGTTATTTCCGATCCATGTAATGAAGTTAAATTTGAACCGTTTCCACTAAAACCAGTAGCACTTAAATAACCCGTATTAGAGTTGAAAGTTAAATTTGTTCCACTCTTAACAGATAAATTCCCTGTCGCAGTTTGAGTAAATAAAATAAAGTTCTCAACATCACCAGATTCGTCTGCAACTGTGACTGTTGTAGCTATCGCAGCCGTACCAGTTGTGTCTTGGTTGAGTGTCGCAACCCTAGCTGCTGCAATTGTTCCAGAAGATATATTACTTGCATTTAAAGCCGTTATACTCGCACCTGATCCGTTAAGTCCTCCTGTTGCTGTTACCGAGCCGCTAAAAGTGGCATTACCTGAACTGTTGATAGTTAATCTGTTAGCTGAATTTGTAACATCTTGGATATTGAACTCACCATTGCCATTTTTTATTAAATAATCACTATCGTTATTCGTATCAGTAAGATATATTTTTGGTTGTGCGCTCGATACTGTTATATCTCCGTCTATATCTGCTCCACCAGAAATATCTAAACTCCCTGCGGTAATAGCGTTTGTAACTGTTAACGATCCAAGTGTTCCTACAGATGTAAGAGAACTACTAACAACTCCAGAACCTAATGTTGTTGCATTTAGAACTTCAGTACCAGCAATCTTAAAAACTTTTCCAGCCGTAACATCAATATGCTGATTAGCTGTCCAAGCATCTGTACTGTCAACCCAGTTCCAAGTCTTATCGCTTGCACCCTTAACGGTTAGGCCGCCTCCATCTGCCCCAGAATCAGAACTATTACCTGTGGCAAGCTGCAAGTTCTTATCATTTACATCAATCTGAGTAGAAGAAATTGTAGTAGTTCCACCAGTAACTACAAGATCTCCATAAATAGTGGTCTTATTGTTTGATTCGACTTTTATAGCTTGACCACCATTCGTTGCTATAGATAATTCATTTGCTGCACTACGATATAAACCTGTTGATGTTGCACTTGTAAAAGCAAGACTTGGTGCTGCTTCTGTACCATTAGCAAGTTTGAAGGAAAGAGAAGGAGTCCCTTGAAGTAAATTTCCAGCAGTTATCTTCTTATTTTTGGTCGCATTGCCAGTTTCACTAATATCTACTATGGGTATTACATCATCTGAAGCTGGAGTGGTCAGTTCAGCTAAATCTGTAATCTTCCTGTTTGCCACTTCCTTCCCTCTTGGATATTCTTTAGGATAGTCTAATAATACCTATCAAACCCAGAAGAGAGGAAGATTTTCTTGAATCTTCTTTTTTTCCTATCTTTATTTATTAGCTATGAAAAAATTTACAGACCTCCTGTATCAAGTCGATGATGCTTTGTCATTAGAAACTTGTGACAACATTATTGAAAGATTTCAAGACGACAATACAAAAGCTCCCCCAACAGAACAAATTCTTGAATTAAAGGAATCTATAGACCTTTACATTAGTGATTCAAAAAAATGGAATGATATTGATGAGATTCTTCTCCAATCATTAACTGAACATTTTGAAAAATATACAGAACAAATAGCAAGAGCTATAGGAAGACCTTTATGGATTAATGAAGTAATGGATAGTGGTTATACGATAAAACAATATCAAGAAGCAGATTATGTTAATTGGCATCAAGATACTGGTTTTACAAGAGACGGATGGAACAGGATGCTTTCATGTATATGGTACTTAAATACGATAGGAGAAGGAGGTGAAACTGAATTTGCATTTGAATACAACATCAAACCATTAACAGGAAAATTTATTATGTTCCCTTCAACTTGGAATTTTCCGTATAAACATCTTAAGCCTATTCGACAAAGTAAATATATTATTACGAGTTTCTTCCTGACTAGAGAAAGATAATAATTTAGCTAGTCCTCATTATGTAACAGAGGCAATAGTAAGGAGGCATGTTCCTATCCGTTCCACTGACTCCACTACTATTTATGGTGTGAGTATGAGATCCTCCACTATTAATAGTAACTGTATGAGTGTGATTTTCACTGTCAAAAATCTTATCTGTATCTGCTGCTTGAGTGAACCAATTAGCATCGTGATCACCAACAAAAGCTTTAGTTATATGCCCACCCCAAGAAACCTCATCTCCTGCTCGGTTTGATGCTTTAAAGGAGTGATTGTGCGCTCCAGTAGAATTAGTTGACCCAGAGTGAGTATGAGCCGTTCCAGTACTGCTTGATGTATGAGTGTGACTAACAACTATTGCATCTTCGTAGCCACCTGTAGTACCAGGAGCCTGCGCTCCGTTTCCAGTACCAGCACCAAGAACAAATCTATTTCTTAAATCTGGGGTTGCATTACCACCAACAGTGCTTCCATTACATATTGACCATCCACTAGGAATTGAAGCTTCAGATCCATACCAAATAATAATTCCACCAATAGGAACTATACCAGCAGTCGAAATAGTCTCCCAAGAAGGCGCACTACTAGCACCGTTTGTTCTTAAAAATTTCCCAGATGTTCCTGACGGCAATGCAAATGTATTTCCATTGGATACTTGATATAAAACACGATTAGTAGCACTGATATTAAGATCATCAGGCTTATAATCATTACCACTACTATCTTTTAACGATCCAACTCTTAAACTCGATGAAATCTTTGCAGTTCCATTAACCTCAAATTTATAACTACCTGGAACACAATTAACTCCAAGTCCATCGGAATTCCATACTCCATAAGCTGAACTCGCCGCTTCATTCTGAAACCAAAAGGTATCCGCATTGTGAAAAGCATAATCACCATCTACAGAGATTTTATAAGAACCTTCACTATTAGATATTTTAAAACTGGTTGATAAAGTTGAATTATTAGTATTAGAGTTACAAACATGTAAATGACAATCAGGATTATTAATATTGACCCCTACTTGATCCCCTTGAATCGTTAATCTTCTAGTGTCATTTGTCTTAAAAGTTATTTCATTATCTGCTGGAGAAAACATTCCTCCATCTGTATCACCACTACTAAAGTTATATCCAGAGATATGCAACAATTCTCCACCAGTAGCCATTATCCCCCCCTGCACTTGCAACTTACAAATTGCAGTACCCGATCCAATCTTTAATCCAGTTGATGTGAAAGCAGCTTGGCGTGATCCTCCGACGGAGAATCCAAGAGTATTAGAAGCAGGAAGATAAATTCCATTACTAGGTGCTGTACTTCCATCACAACTAAAAGAAGAAGCAGTTGCCGATCCACCTACATCAAGAGTATTTGATCCAGAAATAGTTACGTTTCCACTAAATGCCCCTGTTGTTGCCTCTATCGCTGGAAATTGATAAGTAGAAGTTAAAGCACCCCAAGCACTTCCACTCCATTTTTGCCATATATTTGTTCCACTATTCCATTTTATTGATCCAGTCGGCATATTTGTTGGCGACCCAGAAAACTGAGTTGCAAGGTCAACATCTCTTGCTTTTACTTCCGCTAGGAAATTTGTATATGTACTTGTAAGTTGAGGATTATTCCAATTAGCCATTAGTTACCTCTTGCTGTCCAACTGAAATCCCCACCAACTCTAGTGCCAGAAGTGTTGTATAACAACACTTTAAACGATGTAGGGTTAGCAATATCAGTGAAATCATAAATTGCAATCACAGGAGCCGAACTTCCTTTAGGAGTTACTGTAATTGATTCAACATCTACAAAATAAGTGCCTCCTTGTGATGGAACAGCAAAATTAACTGTTGTTCCACCACTATCAAGTGCATTTGCAGTTCCACTACCTGAGTCTGTTTTTTGTTTCGTTTCTAATCTCATATTCAATGCAGAAATTTTCAATAAATCATCATTTCCTGTACTCGTAAAATCATAACGGAATTTGACATATCTAAAACTTGTTCCAAAAGCATTATGAGAACTACTTGCTTCATTTGTTGCACTTCCAGTGTAATCTGTATAACTCGAACCATTTGAACTAATAGATATTTTGGGTGTAACTTGAGTTGAACCTGCTTCATGTGTTCCAGTTAAAGTTGCCACTATTTTCGTGCCTGCCAAAGTTGTTCCATAATCCAATACTTCTTGATATGACCCTGAAGTAGCAGAAGGTAAACCATAAGGTTTTTGCCCTCCTGCTCCTGTCTCAAACGAGTTCCAATTTGGATATTGAGGAGAACTTGAAGATCCTGTACCTATAAAATGATCTTGATAAGTTTTAGATGTATCTACATTGACAAACAAACTACCTGAATCAGCAAACGCATTTGTTTTAGTAACTGTTGTATTATTTGAAGCATTACTAACAAACGTACTATTGACATTGGTACGAAGAATATAATCTGGTGGCTGATTAACCGTAGCCGTAACACTTTTAGGTTCTCCAGTGTTATTAGCTGAATCAATTGCTGCTATCCAATAAGTAAAAGTTCCAGCAATAGTCTCAAAAACAGTCGTAAATAATCCCTGTTTCGTTCCAATTTCTGCACCACGACTGGTAAAATTAGAAACAGTATCTAAAGGAAGATTTGGATGAGTTTGCTTCTTAATGTTGTAATAAAGAATAGGAAGATTGGAAGGGGCATCACCCCAATTAAGTAAGACATTGTTATCTATAACTTCTTGCGTGAATTTACTTACTTGATCAGGAATAGTAACTGTCGCAGTCGTCGAAATCGGAGTTCCATAATTACCATTTATATCCTTTGCTACGACCCAAAATGTTTGAACACCACTCCAATCAACTTGAGTTGAAATTGATAATGCTTTGATAGTTGCAACAATAACAGCATTAGTATTAGAAGTATCTACAACACCATTTGTTACTTGAAAAGCAGCACCTCTTCTAATTTCGTACTCCTCAATATTCAACGAACCTTTTGTTGCAGCAGTCCATGACAATTCAAGTTCACTTTTTAATAAAGCATCACTATCTGACTTGAAAGTAGTTTGTATATTAGACACCGTACCTGGCATCGTGAAAGTCAAGTCAACATATTCTTCATCCCCATACTGACCTTGAGCATTAATCGCTCGAATAAAGAACCTTCTATCAGAGTTCCAATTAACAAGAAAAGATAAAGTAGTACCTTTTACTTGTTGTAAACCTGTAGCAGTCTCAAAAGTACCTTGATTAGCAGGGCCATGACCTAATTCATAAGCAAAGGTAGGAGTACTACCATCTTTAGAAGCCCATGATAATTCAACAAAAGTTCCACTGTCATAAGCAGCCGTTAGACCATACTCATCTGCTTTAATGTTGGTAATCGAAGCAAGAGTGGCAGTACTAACATTTCCTGCTATATCTACAGACCTAACATAAAAATTCTGCGTCCCAATAAAGTCTACTTCTCGCTTATAAACTGTCGTATCTAACTTCTCTAAAATATTTGTAAAGTTCTGATCTTTAGAAACTTCATAATGAGAAATAGCATATTTTCCAACAACAGAGACTTGATCCCACGAAAGAACGACATTACTACCTTCAAAAGAGATTGAAACTGGACTTGGTGCTGCTGGATTACCTATTTCAATAACTAAAGAAGCACCAGTAGTGCTATAAACTTCTTGACTATCGTAAGCTTTAATCCAAAAAGACTGCTCACCAGTCGTCATAAATCCAAGGGTATAAGTATTAGCAGTAAGCCGTGCAATTAAATTTTCTTCAGCGACAGGATTTGCGACGTTAAAATAAGCATTATTCGCTAAACCCCACTCTGCATCTGTTGATCTAATCTCATATCCAACAACATCTAAATCATTGAAGTCAGGATAAACAGCAACCAACTTGTCCCATGTGAAAACAATTCCTATTGATGGATCTATTGAATAAGCAAAATTAGTAATATTACTTGGAGGATTTGATTTTCCAGTTGCTCCAATTGATCCCTCTAAAGCAGAACTTGAAGGTACCCCTGTTGCATTAAGGCTGAAAATCTTGAACTGGAATGTACCAGCAGTTATGTCTGGAATCTCATCATTATTTCCTAACTGTGTATAAACATGCCAAGTACCATTATCTTTCCTCCATCTCACCTCATATTTACTAACACCTAAAACACTTTTCCATGAAAATACTAACTTTGCTTTTACTTGATTTGCTTGTTTATAAAGCTGTTGAACAATAGTTAATGGCCCCGTAGGAGCAACAGGAATCTCATTAAGATTACTGAAATCTCTTACCGTTAAAGTTTCTCCTGCCTCAACATTTGCATATTTAGAAGCGTTATAAGAAAGTGCTGAAACCTTATATTCAAGTGCATCTTCTTCCTCAACCGAAACAACTCTCCACTGAGTTGTCTGCAAGTTCTGAGCAGAAGTACCACCAGAAGTTTCTAAAACCCAAACACTATTAGCTTGAGGAACACTACTGAAATCAGTCTCAGCCGTAATAACAGATCCAGAAATATTACTAACTGGCCTTGATTCGACAGTCCCTCCAGAAAGAAGAACATGAATTGTTCTTGTATAACCAACAGAAGAACCTTGAGGTAAATCGGTATCAACACCAGCAGTACCATCAACTGTAATTTGACCAGCAGTTGCTGAAGCTATACGACCACCCCTTCTAAGACCAGCTTTTAAAGGATCTGCAACATCAATAACTTGACCAGGCCGAACTAAGATTCCAGCATCCAAGCTACAAGTGAAAGTTACAACTTCAGTTTCGTTTTCTTCTGTATAAAGAAGCCATTTTGCAACTCTTTTCGCCTGTGATCTACTGGTACAAGCAAAAGCCTCTATGTTTTTAGTGATTGAACCATACTTATTAATAATTGCTGTACCTGCTGAAACTCTTTCATACGCAAACGATCTAAGATTTTTATCAAAATATTTAACTACTACTACTGTTGCTCTTGTTCTCTGACTACTACCCGAATAATTAAAACCTTCAGAAGTAATATTTGCCAGCGTAAATAAGTAACTACTGGACTGAGGCTTGTCTTGAGACATTGCAAGACTACCTGCTGACCAATATGGCATTGCCATAAAGACAGCAGACATTGAATTAATTAAATCAAAAGCTTCTGCTCGACCTTGGATATAAACATTACAAGAAAAACGTGGTTCAAAACCTCCAAATCCATCAGCTATTCCATGTTTACCAGTCGTTTTATGGTAATCATTAGTCGTCCCATTAGATCTGGTGTTGAGCGCAGAGCAATATTTAGAAGCAGCATAAAAATCAAATTTACTTAACCGTTCTGCATTACCGTTAAAACTCGATTTCTCAGAAGGAGTAAGAATATGATCCCCAAGTCCGTATCTTTTTGAACAAAGGAGATCCCATAAGCACCAAGAAGGATCGGCACACCAAACAGCCGCTTGAAAAACACCAGTCCAAATCCCATTCTGAGGATAAATAATTGCACCAGTCGTTTGATCAACTGTGACTTGCTCAACTCCTCCAACAACAATTGAAGGGATTCTGATCTTTGTACCTCTAACTAAATAAGCTCGTTGAGGAATAGAAGAGAACTGTTCAGCATCAATACGAATACCTGCTAAAGCACAATCTGGATAATTTCTACTTGTCTTAGTAACTTTAGTAAAGAAATCCCAGTGTATTTCATTCTGAAGCCTAGTTCCATCTGAAGAATTATCTGTTAAACGAATAACCTTGATCTTTGCTTCTGTGAAAGCAGTTGTTGGCAATTGAATTGCATATTGTTTCTTATATTCATCACCAGTTCTACCTGTAATCGTATCTATTTTCTTTTTTGCATCTGTATCACCACCTGGATTAATAATTTGATCGACCCACGCTCCAGTACCATCTGTAGTCGTGATCTGTAATTGAATTTTAATTTTGACCGAAGTACCTACAATGTCACCATCATCTTCAATATGTTGAAGAGCAGGAAGCTTAATAACTACACGAATTTCATCAACAGAATCTGAAGTCGTAACAGTCCTAGAGACACCAACAGTATTAGGGTCACTAGCTAAACATGTCCAAACAAGATCACCATCTGAAGTTGTACCCCCAACTGTTGTATTCCAAGAAGGTTCAGATGCTCCTGAAGATCCACCATCAGTCGTACATTGAAAATAACGAACGACATCACTAATTGTTTTTTTAATATATTGATTTAAAGAGAAGTTATGTTCTTTGATCCAATAACCAGTGTTATTAACTACTATCGCAGGCAAACTCTCTTCGCTTTGAATAGTCGTTTCAGCATTGTCAAAGCTAGGTTCATCTGTCCCTGATCCAATAACCGTTTGACTACTCGTTCCTTCACGAAACCCATAACGTACATTCTCGAAGTTATAAGTACCATCACTATTTTGAATAGGAGTATTATTTAGAAAAATAGACTGTAAAGAATTATCTTTTATCCCTTCTATTTCACCCTCAGCAATCAAATCCAATACACTTGCGTAACTTTTGCTATCAAGAGAATCTGCCTCAGTAGTCGGTGTGCTACCACCACCACCTTGATTTTTTGCACCACCACCACCAGAACCAATAATTTGTGTCATGTTTAGTTTTGAGTTACGTCAATACCTGCGGAAATAACAACAGATCCTGTCAAGACCTCACCGTAGCAAACAGGAATTGCTGTTCCTGCTCTTCCAGTTTGTTGTATTCCACTGAAGCTAAATTGATTCTGAGGATCTTCTTCTGATTTTGGCGTGGTAGGAGTAGGAGTCAATAATCCAGCTACTCCAGATAAGACCAACATAATTCCTATATTTCCTGCTAATGCCCAACCAGAAAAAGTACCAGCAGTCGAGGCGAACCCAAGTCCACCACCAGCACCAAAAACAGCAGCTCCAGTAGGAGCTAAATAAATAGTCGCAGCAATCAACGCAGCTCCTAAAACAATCCTTCCAACATTTCCAGCTCCAGCAATAACAGGTGTAATACTTATATCTTCCGAACCAATAGGATAAACAATCTCATCTAAAGCTAATGCCGAACTCCCAACTTCTACCTTGTAATACTGTTTAGCCATGTGCTGATCTAAAGCAGGCCAGTTAGCAATCAGAAAACGAACAGCTTCAGCAGCATTGTGAACATCTGCTTCTAAAACTCTATGACCGACAAACTTTGCAAGTTTTCCATATAATTTGACCTTTCTAAGCATGACGCAAAGTAACCCTCCTACCAATACACTTTAATAGCCATTCGTCCAATTGGTCACGACTCGACAATCTTCCTTGTAAATGATGCAAAATATCATTTCCTCCAAGATAAACAGCGACATGATTTAAACCTCGACCTCGAATACTCATTAACAAAGCATCTCCTTTTTGTAGTTCTTCATCTGGAGCAAGTTCTCTGAATCCTGCTTCCCTCCAACAACCATCAAACATAGGATTCAATCTAAAATCCTCTGGATTAACAGGTCGATCCCAATCCCTTATCTCTTGACCTTGCTCTAAATAATAATCTCTTACTAACGTCCAACAATCAGCGACCCCCCACACCCAAGTTCTCCCTTCCAATGGTGCTTTATATCCAGACGGCTCAAAATAATGCCATTGCTCCAAACTTGGATTCACAATGTACCAAGGTAAACCACTATTCTCACAAGAAACTAAATCTGCCTGACTAGGAGTTGGTGGTGTCTGAGGATGTGAATGAACTATCGCTAATACTTCTCCAACATCTTCTGCGGCTGCATAATCTTTTGGATCAAGAATGAATTGATCGTATCGACTTTCAGCAATATTTTTACAAGGCCAATAACATTCTTTCCCCTTTCGTACAA